ACCCATCATTTTTATCACCTTATCAAAGAGTGGTATCAGCAACAACTAACCAATTCTTTAGTTCAGTTGTTAGTTCATACGGTTCAAGAATTGGAGCGTTATCAGCATCAACTATATCATATAGATATGGTGATTTAAGTGCGACAACAATTTCAACAATTACAGGTGTTACAACAGCAGCAATGACTGACGTTTTAGGTAGTACCACAAGTGATAGTACTTGGCTTAATAATTTATTCGTATCAACAGGAGTAAATACATTTTCAGGTATTACCTATGGTGTTTATGTAACAGGTTTAACTTTAAATCCGGGTGGTACTTACACAGGTACAACTAATTTCATCAATTATAACGCATCAGTTGCGGGTTATAGTGGTTGGGATAATTTAGTAGTGGCAACATTAAGAAGTGACGCTAATTGGTCTAACAATACATTAACACCGGTTGTTAGTGGAAATCCTATTTTAATACCGACAGATGATATAACATTAAATTCTAAAGGTGGTTTCAAATTAAGTGGAACAACTACAGCGGGAGCATCATTTAATTATTCTGTAAGTATGGATAATACTAAAAAAGAATACATACCACTAGTATTAGGTAAACAACCAAAAGAAAAACAAAGTGCTTTATTTGTTGAAGAGATATATACTGAGTTATTAAACTATGGTTATTTAAAGGGTTATATTAGAGGTTTAAAAACTACTTTAACTACTAACTCATCTTCATCAGGTGTAAATATGACAAACTATAAAGAACAATGGGCTACACCAGCAACACCTTATTTTGTATCAGAATTAAGAGGAACTGACGTATTCAAATTATTTAGAGTTATAACAATTTCTGATGGTAATGCAGCAAATACTTTAGTTAAAATATCAATTCAAAATATCAATTTAGAAAGAAGAGAATTTGATTTAATCGTAAGGGATTTTAATGATACAGATGCTAATCCGGTTATTTTAGAAAAGTATGTAAGATGTTCAATGGATGAAAGTCAATTGACTTATGTTGGTAAAAAAGTTGGAACTATTGATGGTAAGTATGACTTAAAATCTAAATATATTATGATTGAGTTTGCTACTGACGCTCCATCAACAGCGGTACCAGCAGGTTTTATGGGTTATACCATTAGAACTTATGGTTCAGGAACAGCAAACCCTAAAATTCAATATAAGACTAAATACTTTACAGCGGGTGAAACAATTACAAATCCACCAGCGGGTATTTCACCAGTAATTTCAAGTGGGGATAATATTAGAAAATCTTTCTTAGGTATATCTAATAGTAATTTCTGGAGTTATGATAGTGATTTCTTCCAATATAAAGGTAATGTAGCATCAACTACAACAACCAATGGTTTCCATATGGATTCAGGTGCAACTTCTGTAAGTGTAAATGGTGTAGCAGCAACTTTTGATGTTGGTGTGGCTCCATTCCAAACAGAAGCGGGAACATCTGGAACTGCATATGAAAGTTTATTAAGTAGAAAATTCACAGCAGCACCTTATGGTGGTTATGATGGATGGGATATTTATAGATCTTATAGAACTAACGGTGATAGTTATAGAATTGGACAAACAACTTATACTAACGAAGGGTTTAGTGCTTTAGGTAATTCTGACTACTACGCTTACAAAGCGGCTATTGATAAATATTCAAACCCTGAAGATGCGGATATTAATGTAATGGTAACTCCCGGTATTGATATTGAAAACAATTCATCATTAGTTGAACATACTATTGATATGGTAGAAAATGATAGGGCTGATAGTATCTACATTCCAACTTTACCTGATATTAATATGTTCGCTTCTGATTCTTCAGATACGGCTAATTGGTATGATTCAAATACGGTTGTTTCATTATTAGATGAAGTAGGTATCGATTCTAACTATACAGCGACTTATTACCCATTTGTTCTTTACAATGACACAGAAAATAATTCTAAGGTATGGATGCCACCAACAGCTGAAGTTGTAAGAAACTTAGCCTTGACTGACAATATATCATATGAATGGTTTGCGATTGCGGGAACTGAAAGAGGTTTAGTTGTATCAAAACCAAGAAGAAAATTATCTCAAACAGATAGGGATACATTATATCCAGGTAGAATCAATCCAATCGCTACATTTAGAGGTGTTGGACCAGTTATTTGGGGTAATAGAAACTTACAAATTAGAGATTCTGTTCTTGATAGATTGAATATCAGAAGATTGTTATTACAAACAAGAAAACTTATATCAGCAGTTGGTTTAAGATTATTATTCCAACCAAATGATCAACAAGTAAGAAATGACTTCTTGAATTTAGTAAATCCAATCTTAGATGGTATCAGAAGAGAAAGAGGTTTAACAGATTTCAGAGTTAAATTGAGTAACGCACCTGAAGATATTGATAATAATGAATTAAATGGTACAATTTTTCTAAAACCAACCTCAACTTTGGAATACATTAACATTCAGTTTGTTATCACCCCTCAAGGAGCTTCATTTGAGAATGTATAATAACTAAAATAAGTTAAATTAGAAAGGTGAATATTAATTTATTCACCTTTTTTTTGTTAATTCAATTAATAATACTTATGTTTGTCCAAAATTAACAAATTGTAATATTTATATAATATGAAGAAATTGATATTAGAAGGAAAAAAACTTAGGGTGTATAAATTTGATTGGGATGATAATATTTTAAATCTTCCAACGAAGATTAAGATGTATAAGGGTAATAAACCGGTATATGTATCAACAAGTGAATTTGCTGAACTAAGGAATAATTCAGAATACAAAGTTAAGGATGACGCTTTTGAGGAATTTAGGGATTATGGTGTAAGGGGAGAAAATGCGTTTATAGAAGATACTAAAAAGGCTATAGAAAATAATAAACAAGCTCCTTCTTTTAAGAAGTTTAAAGAGGCTTTAAAATATGGTAATTACTTTGCTATCATTACAGCGAGAGGACACGCACCAGACACATTAAAAAGGGGTGTGAGGACATTTATTAATATGGCTTTAACTCCTGATGAAAAGATAGTATTTAAAAAAAATTTAAAAAAATTATATGGTGATTTACCGTTTAATGAGTTGGTTGAAAATTACTTGAATGAACAAAGATATTACCCTGTTTCATCACCTGAATTTCAAAAACAATTTGGATCGATGACTGGTGCTGAAAAACCTGAATTGGCTAAACAAATAGCGTCAAGGGATTTTATTGATTATATTGAGAGTGTTGCTAAATCTTTAGATGCTAAAGATATAAGGATTAAGAATCCTAAATCCAGGGGTGAGTTAGAGATTAGTGTGGGTTTTTCAGATGACGATAAGAAAAATGTGAAAGCGATGGAAGAATTTATGAAATCACTAAAAAAAGAAAAACCTGATATGACATTTGTTATTTACGATACCTCAAACCCTAAAGATGTTAAAAAGATGGTTATTGAACGTTTAATGAAAGAGTCTAAGGATGTAAGTGAATATAAAGTAATCCCTGATATTCATAGAGAAATTAAAACAATAATTGAGCAGGCTGGTTTAGTTTATGATGACTATGAGGAATCTTTTGTGGAATACGCTGATTATGAGGAGGGTGGATATGAAGGGTATTACGAAATAAAAATATCATTAGATAGTCCAAGATATTCTGGTGATATTACACCTGAACAATATTTAAGAGTAAAAGAAAAACTTAAAAGGTTGGTTGGTGTTGATTATGTGGATATTAACACAAATAATAGAAGAATAACAATCTCAATGATTGATGAATACCCTGATATGTTTATATAAAATATGATATTAACTGAATATAATAAAAAAGATATTGATGTCTTAAAGGAATTAGACGGTGATTTCACGGTTGCTCTTGAATTTGAGTTGGAAACTGATGATTCATATATCCCTGAAGATGAGGATGACGAAAATACAATTGAACAAATAAGAACGTCTGTTCATAATCAATTAAGGGATGATAAAAGAGCAAATCCTACTTTTATTGATAATATAATTGATCAAATAGAATTGGATGATGAAGATTTTACGTA